AGGATTGATGGCAATGATCCAACTAATGGAGAAAGGGAACTTTAAAGTATTTTCCACTCTAGGAGATTGGTTTGAAGAGTTTAGGATGTATCATAGAAAAGCTGGAAAAGTGGTTCCGTTCAAAGATGACCTCATGAGCGCTACACGATATGCATTCCAATCACAAAGATTTGCTATATCAGGCACAGACCCTAAGTGGACAAAGGAAATAGAATATAAGAATTATGGCATCGTCTAGATTAAGTGACACAGAACTTGTAGCCCGTGTACAATCGGAGATTGAAGACTCGCTAGGTTATAGCGATACGATCTCCCGTCAACGGGAAGAAGCGATGAAGTACTACTATGCCGAGAAGTTTGGCAATGAGGTAGAGGGTCGTAGCCAATACGTTGATTCATCTGTGATGGATACGATTGAGTGGATTAAACCTTCCCTTATGAGGGTATTCGCTTCCGGTGATGAGATGGTTGTATTTAACCCTACGGGTCCAGAGGATGTCGAGACAGCCAAGCAAGCTACTGATTATGTGAATCATATCTTTACTAAAGATAACAACGGGTGGGAAATACTATACTCGTGGTTCACCGATGCTCTTCTACAGAAGAATGGTATAGTCAAATGCTTTTGGGATGATTACGAAGATTGGAACAGAGAAGAGTATACCCATCTTGATGAAGAAGAATTCAATGTTCTGATTATGAGTCCAGAGGTAGAGGTTATAGAGCATACTCCCTATGAAGGATTTCATGATGTTGTTATAAGTCGGCGCGCACAAATAGGCAAAGTAAGGATTGAGAACGTAGAACCTTCTGAGTTTCTTATCTCAAGAGAATCTAAAACGATTGAGGATGCAAGGTTTGTTTGCCATCGAGTGATAAAGACTCTTTCTGAATTACGAGAGATGTGGCCTGATGTTGATTTTGATCCCGTAGAGATGGGTGGCGGCGAAGATATGGTTCCCCTGTCTGGCGAGAGATTAGCTAGATACTCATATGATGACTCTGCTAGTAATGCTTGGGGTGGTCTTGGAACGGGATATCCAGAAGAAGTATTAAGAGAATACTGGCTACATGAAAGCTATCTGAGAACTGACCATGATGGTGATGGCATTGCAGAACTAAGAAAGGTATGCACAGTTGGAAGTATGGTTATAGAGAATGAGCCTATAGATAGGATTCCATTCGTAAGTCTTACCCCCATAAAGATCCCGCATAAGTTCTTTGGTTTATCCATAGCTGACTTGATTATGGATATACAGTTGATTAAGAGTACATTGATGCGAAATCTCATGGACAATATGTATAACCAGAACTTTGGTAGGTATGCGGTTATTGAGGGTCAGGCTAATCTAGATGATCTATTAACGCAGCGTCCTGGTGGTGTTGTTAGAGTTAAGTCTCCCAACGCAATTATGCCGTTGGCCACACCTCAACTTGAGCAATCCTCATTTGGAATGCTTGAGTACCTTGACCAACTAAGAGAGTCAAGAAGTGGTGTAAACAAATACTCACAAGGTTTGAATGAAAATGCCTTGACGTCTCATACTACCGCTTCTGCTGTTCAAGCAACAATGACAGCCGCACAGTCAAGAGTGGAGTTAATTGCAAGATGCTTTGCAGAAACCGGCGTCAAGGAGTTAATGAAGAATATTTATGAACTGGTTTTAAAGAACCAAGATCATGAAAGAGTTATAATGTTAAGGAACAAGTGGGTTCCTATACGTCCAGATATGTGGCGCGACCAATTCGATTGCACTGTTTCTGTTGCTATTGGCAGCGGGAATAAAGACCAGCAACTCATGCACCTGTCAACGATGTTACAGTTTGCGGGTGATGCAATGAGGGGTGGTTTAAAAATAGTCACTGAAAAGAATATGTACAATATGGGAGCCGCACTCATAAAGAATATGGGTTTCCAGAATGTAGAAGACTTCTTAACTGATCCAGACAGCGTTCCCGAGGAACCTGATCCACAGGAACAGTTAGACCAGCAAGAGATGCAACTCAAGCAGAAAGAACTTGAAATAAAAGCCGCAGATATACAGCTAAAACAGCAGAAGATGCAGCAGGTAGCTGCCGCAGATGCTGTAGATGCACAACTGAAGATGGCTGAACTTGCACTCGAAGCCGAACAAGGTCGCCCTGTTGCAATAGGATAACATTATGCCGAAACTTAAAAAAGGAAAAAAGACTGTAACCTATCCATATACGAAAGCGGGAATAGAACAATATAATAAAGATAAAAAGAAACTTAAAAAAACCCGTAAAGCGTGAGATACCCTCGCCCCGTTATAGAGACTTATATTCCTATGGATAATGATGAAAGATTAAGACGAGCAAAACACCTTTTACAAGATGAACTATTTAACGAAACATTACAAACATTAGAAAAAGATATTAGAGACACTTGGTATAATTCAAGTACTCAAGATGTTGAAACCAGAGAACAATGCTGGTTATCTTTAAGACTCCTTGAAAGGATTCGCACTCATCTAACCTCGATTTTAGAAACAGGAGAGATTGCGAAAAGAATTAAGGAATACCGTATCTAGGAGAATTTATTATGGCGGACACGCAACCAGCCCCGCAAGAGGAAGTATCCTCAAACATGCAACCCGGCAGTATGCAGGAAGCAGAAGAAGCATTTCTAAAGATGATGAACCCTCCCCCGGAGGACAATGAAGAATCTGAAGAAACGCAAGCATCAGAGGAAGTATCCGAAGATGAACCGGAACCTTCTGAGGAAGAATCTGAAGAGAAATCTGAAGAGGAAGCTGAAGAAGAGGATTCCGAAGAGTCACCAGAAGAGGAAGAACCCGAAGAGGAGTCGGAAACCGAAACTGTCTACACCGTCAGAGTTGATGGTAAAGATGTTGAGGTCACTGAAGACGAACTCTTAAAGGGTTATTCTCGACAGGCAGACTATACAAAGAAAACCCAAGAGCTTGCAGAACATCGTAAAGAAATAGATAATGCGTTTGCGTATTATCAGAATGAAGTACAGCAGACTCAGCAAGTCAGGGCGCAGTATGTCGATGCCGTTGAATCGGCAATCCAAAACAATTATGCTCACCTCCAACAGTTTGCCAATGTAGATTGGGAAAAACTAAAGTCTGAGGACCGTGAAGAATATTTGACCAAGCGCGATGACTATAGACAAGCGCAAGAGCAAATAGATGGTCTAAAGCAAGAGCATCAAGTCGCTGCTGAAAAGCAACAGGCAGAGATGCAGGAGCAGCATAAGAGAGTATGGGCTGAAGAACATGAGAAAATGTCTCAGGTTATACCGGATTGGAAAGATGATGAAAAGCGTATGGCAATATCTAAAGCAGTCGGTGAGTATGCTCTCTCACGGGGGTATACACAAGAAGAGTTAAACCAACTCGTAGATCACCGATCTATCATTATGCTGATGAAGGCCAAAGCTTATGAGGACATTCAACAGAAACAGACTGCGGTCCGTTCTAAGAAAGTCAAGAATAAGCCCAAGGTTCTTCGTTCAAAAGCAAAGAAAGATAAAGTTTCAGACTCCAAACGCACCCGTACTGCTAAAATTGGGCGTCTCAAAGATACAGGTCGCGTCGATGATGCGGCTGATTTGATCTTTGATATGCTAGAAGAATAATTTTTTTAGGAGATATTTAAAATGGCAATTGCTGCTGATACAGCACTAACTTATGATGGTGTTCAAATAAGAGAAGATTTGTCCGATGTGATTTATAATATCGCACCTATGGATACTCCCTTTATGTCTGGTTGTGCTAAGACCAAAGCTGACAATGTATTGTATCAGTGGCAAACTGATTCGATCACAGCTGGTGCTGCTAATCGACACATAGAAGGAGATGACAGTCCTGCTGCTCTTGATGCGCCGCAACCGACGAAATTGCAGAATTACTGTCAGATAAGTAGGTATGTATTACAAACATCAGGTACGGATCAAGTTGTAAACTATGCAGGTCGTGGGAAAGCCCAGGCTTACCAGCTCGCTAAAGCCGGAAAAAGGATGAAGCGTGATATGGAGCTTATGCTTACCAGCAATACTGCACGAGTAGTTGGTACTGCTACCCTCGCCAGAGCTACCGCAGGACTACCTACGTGGTTTCCTGACGCAAACTTCCATGGTGGTGGTTCAACCAGTGGGTCGGCTGCTACGGGTGATGGTACTGATACCATGACTAATGGTGCGGCTACTGCTGCAGCTACAGAAGCTAAGTTGAAAACTATTATCAAGAAGGTTTATGATGTTGGTGGACAACCTGATATGATGATTGTTCCTGCGACTGTCAAACAGACGATCTCAGGATTAGCGTCAGTAGGTTCGGGTTCGATATCGCTAGGTATTCCGCAGCGTAACACCGTCTCTGGTTCTGGTGGTGCGACAGCTATCGCTTCGGTGGATGTCTATGTGTCCGATTTCGGGACTTTTAAAATCGTCCCAGATCGAAACCTAGCCGCAGATGGAGTGGGTTCTGTTGCTGCAAACGTCTTTGTAATGGATATGGATTATTGGGCCATCTCATGGCTACGTCCTTTCCACACTGTTAATCTTGCGAAGCAAGGTGATTCAGTGAAGCAGATGTTGCTTGCTGAATACGGACTTGTTTCACGAAACTCGGCGTCTAGTGGCATTCTTGCAGGTGTAAGTTAATAAGTACGGGGGGTGGGGAAACCCACCCTCCAACTTATAAAAGAGGAAAACATGGATTACTTTGATAAAGATTTAGATAAGGCGGCTGGAAAGATATTAAAGAAGAAAATAGTTCTGGAAGAAAAGACAAAACTCCCAGAATCCAAAGAGCCAAAAGATGCTATTGGTTGGTTAAAGAAAGCATATATTGATAATGATCCTACTGATGGCGCTCCAAAGGTTGGGGATATAGGCTATGTCTAAATATCTTCTCGAAGATAATGGCACTACCCGAACAGAGATGTGGTTTGATGACTTTGATGACAGTTTTACATTTACAGAAATACAGGATGTAACTCAAGTCTTAGAAGATTCCAAACGTAAGTTTAATGATTTTGGAGATAAACTAACACCGGGCAAGAGGGGAGATTTTTGGCATCATACCCATTCTATTCCAATTGTTACTTATCAGAAATGGCAACGAGAAACAAAGGTTCCCGATGGTGCGGGTGGTTGGATGTATATGGTAGAGAAAGACCCTGCTGTATTAGCATCATATCTCAATGATCCAGACTACTCATACTTTCGAGTATCTCCCACAAGAATATAGGTAAAGAAAATGATTCAAGAATACAGACCATTAACTACACATACTTTAACTGCAGGAACTGCAACCGGTACAACTCGGACATCTGCATTTGATGCACAAGTTCAAGCTGTTATGGTGACTGCTACTGAAGATGTTTTTGTTGAGTTTGGTGGAACCCCAACTGCTCTAGTAGCTTCGTCAGTGTTTATTACAGCAGATTGGCCTCAGATATTTAGGGTAGAGGGCTCAGATAAAGCAGCAGCAATTACAGGCGCTGGTGCGTCATCCGTTTATATAACTGAACTGAGTAGATAATGGCAATCGGCACTTACAGTGAGTTACAGACTGCTGTAGCTAACTGGTTAGATCGGAACGATCTAGGAAGTAGAATACCAGAGTTTATTACTCTAGCGGAAGCGCGGATAAATCGCCTTCTGAGGGTTAGACTTATGGAGACAGTTAAGGTTATTTCTTTGATTAGTGGATCGAAGAGATACCCACTCCCATCTGATTACCGACAGTTAAGAACGATACAGTATGATGCCAGTACTATAGCCACCACAACATTGAATGGTGCTATTACTGATGCTGATACATCTATTACACTAACGTCTGCCACAGGATTTACAGCTACCGGCACAATTCTTATTGAGTCAGAACAGATTACATATACAGGAATCTCCACAAACACCTTAACTGGTTGCACTAGAGAGGTAAATGGTACTACTGCAGCTATACATACTGATGGCAAATCAGTATCAGAGATATATACCACATTTACTGCTGGTACTATTTCAACAAATGTAGATAAGATGGCAAAACCCCTTAACTATGTTACACCGCAATTACTGCCAAGAATAAATGCGGGTAGTGTAACAGGGATTCCAGAAGCGTATACAATGAGAGCGGGTTACATTCTAATGGGGCCAGTTCCATCAAGTCTGTATACGATGGAAATTGATTACTATGCAAAGGTTGCTGCATTGAGTGACTCTGCGACAACCAATGATATGCTGACCAACAATCCAGACGTATATTTATATGGATCATTATTAGAGGCTGAACCATTCTTGATGAATGATGCCAGGGTTGGATTGTGGGCTAACGCTTTTAGGCAGGCATTAACTGACCTGCAAGAGCAAGATGATAAAGACTCTCACTGGTGGTTACTACTAGGAGTAAGTTATGGCAATAGAATCTGGTAATTATATTAATAGTTTAGTTAAGACAAATCCGCCAAATTCAGATCCAGTATCACAGGGGGCTGACCATCTTAGATTAATCAAGGAAACAATAAAGCAATCACTGCCAAGTGTTAATCAGGGATCTAATCCTGTAATCACCAA